TTTATATTTAATAATGAATTAACATTATTATTTATAACCCTTAGTGAACCGTTAAACAGTGACCCCCTCATAAGAGGGATTAAGTCATTTGGCAGATCTATCTTCGGGTTCAAAACCGATAGATAGGTTCTCAATTCATCCATAGTCATAAGACTATTTTTGAATCGAACTGCCTTATCATAATGAAAGATATATTTATCAAAACTTGATAAGCTAAAACGTTTACCAAGTCTAGAGATAGAAATACCTTCATATACTAAACTAGTGAACATCTTTGTGGAACATAATAGACCGGTCTTAGTTATATAATCAAAAATGATTGTATAAACTCTCTTAGGGTATTTTAAATTTTTAATAATACCCCGAAGAGGTAAACCAGTAATTTCGTGCCCAGAAAGTATTCACCTCTTAGCAAATTCATAAGTATCATTAGATACATGAGTTTTGCTGGCTGAAACTTCTACACCTAACTTATTCATAAGTTTGGTATAGCGTCTAGCCACACCATCATGGTTAATGACAATATCATCCCCAAGAATTATATAATTCTTAAAGGACATAAGGTCAAAACCTTCTAAGTGGGCACATCAGTGCACACATAGGTGATGTGTAAGAGTGAATGCAGCTCAACTTGAATAGGCCCCCATAGGTTGCCCGACAGCATAAGAGACAAACATGTCTTCTTTAGCTTCCGAGCCACGGCAAATATGCCCTGGCATGGCGTACAACCTATTTACTAATAGATTATATCAATCTAAGGCCACAGAGTGACCAAAGATCGATCTGATTACCTTCTGTTGAAGGATAACCGGAAATCTATCAGTAGCTGAACTCAAATCAAGGGATCAAACCCTATGGTTTGGGTCCAGAGGGACTGAAAACTTAGGATCCTGTGTAAAGGTTCGATCACAGTCTAAAGATTCCAAACATTTAAGTAGATGATTATGAATTGGTTTTAAAACCAATTGGCTATAGTAATCTAGCATGGCTATGACACGAACTTTAAGTTCGGCATCAAAAACCAAAGCTAATTTACCTGGTTGGGATACTCTAACGAGATCCCTTTCCTTTAATAATTCATAATTTTTAAAAGAAAAATTATAAATATCATCAATCTTCTTATCATTACCTGTTAGGTTAATGATAGATTGAAGTAAGGAAT